GCGTTACAGTATGGCCCCGAGTGACTTCAAGAATTCAGTGGGTGCCCCTATGCTCTTGAGTCAACCCCTCAACCAGGTTGCGTGGTCAAAGGCTTGCACATCGACGGGAGGTGCAAGACGCAGAAATACAAAGAAGTCAAGAAAGTCAAAGAAGTCAAAGAAGTCCAGAAAGCACCGTAAGTAAAGTCCCTAAAAGAACGTCTTAACACTCTTGAAACTCTTTTTTAAATCATTGATAATATGATCCTTATTCTTAAAGGCATAGAAGCCTGAATAAATGGAAGGAAAAACAAAGAGAATAGGAATCTCCCAGTACTTCTCACTTTGAATTGCAAAACAGAGACTTCCTCCCATTAGAAAATTGCGGCTTGTTCCCATAACATAATGTGTAATAATTGGATGTGTCTGCATTCTAAGATTATTAAATGAATACTTCTTTAGTACTCATTTAATCATTGATGAAATAGTTACCGGAGATATCTAGAACTTTCTGCGTGTCTTTCTTGATTTCTTACTGCGACGTTTAGTCTTATGTTTACCTTTTCCTCCCTTAGGAAGATACGCATTCCATGGCGTCTTTTGACCATATCCTGTTCCAATACGTTGTGCCATAGCTAACTGTTCGCGAGCCGAATTGAGTTTGGCCGCTTTCACTTGACGTTCATGAACGTTAGGGTTCGGTCTAGATTCCGCAGTTCTTCCCTTAGAATAAAAAGTCTGTGTAACATTTCCAGTCGCAGGCCACGAAACACCTGGCTTCTTAGTGTTCCATTCGATGGTACCCGTCTCTGGATTATAACGGCTACCAGTGATCCCTTGAGGGGCAGACATTCTAGAATATGCAAATATTTATTCTTCATCCACAAAGGCATAGGATGTCTTCTTGACAATCCTCTTAATCATTGAATCCTCCTTATCCGAATCTGAATCATCGGCCTTAGAATCCTTAATCTTGTAACCGCATTTCTTATAATAGGTCATTCGCTCACGAGCTTGTGATTGATATGGCCTGTGGACATCCACGACATCCAAGATTAAGGGTGCCACCGTGCGCTCCTCAGGTCTCTGCCGCAAAATGCGCCCTGTACTCTGCTCAATCTTCTTTCTCGGACTCGCCATTAAAACGCAGTTCAGCGTCTTGATATTCATCGCCTCACTCGCCATTGAATACGAGGCCCAAATAATCTGCGCCGTCTTGGCGGCCTCTTCGCGCACCTCCGTCTTCATTCCGCCAATGTAATAGCCCATCGTGCATCCCGTCGGCTTCAGTAATTCTTCCAGGGCATTCAGATGCCCAATACGGTCACTCAAGACTAGAATGCGCCGCTTGGGTTCCTTGATGAGTTCCTTGAGTTTATCGGCAATATAGACATTTCGCCTTTCAAAGGCGACAATCTTCGAGAGAAGAGTTGCAAAGACGACCTCCCCTCGGAAATTCATAGGCGTATCGTTATAGACAGGGTCATCACAGCTAAATCGCATAATCTCCACAGACACCGTTTCATCCGCCTCGCGCCGCTTCTCCCAGTAGACCGGCTTCCCCAAGTGCCACTCAAACACCTTGGTCAAGCCGTCATCGCGTGTGGGGGTCGCACTCAAGCCAAGCATATGCTTCGTCTGCAACTTGGATAGGATTTTGCTGAAATGCTTCGCACCCAGATGGTGACACTCATCAAAGATGGTGAATCCGTAGGAGCGCAACATAGATTCTGGAATTTGCCTTTGAACAATGGTCTGAATCATACAGATTGTGCAGTCGTATTGCTCAGGCTCCACTTCCATCTTGCTGCCTTGAAAGCGACCGATACGAATCCCAGGAATAAGGCTCTTTAACTCTCCGGCCCATTGGTCAAGTAGAAACTCCTTGTCTACCACGACCATAAAGCGTCGTCCGAGTCGGAACGCAATGGCCAAGGCCATAAAGGTCTTCCCCTTTCCGCAGGGCACACAGATGAGACCATTTGCATCGGCATCCATAAAGGTTTTGATGATGTTTTCCTGGTAGTCATATGGATTTCCAGTGAATTTGAGCGCCTGCGGCAAAGGTTCCCCATCAGACATCACGGAGATTTCCGCTGGGCCGATATTATCCCGTGCCCACATTCTGGGTAAGTAGAGACGCGTCTGTGATTCTAAGAACACAGGGAATTCATTCTCTATTTGCGCTGCGAATCGCGTCATCGTGGCAGGTTTGACAGTCAACTGTTTTCTTAAACTTGCATTCAATTCGGCTGAAATGGATGACTTGAGAATTGCATAGCCGTGGGTCGTTAGAACACGTGATGACTCTGTTTTAGACATTTTTATAAGAGTAAAAGACGGATAAAGAAGAGTCAATTTTTGTTGTAGAGATAACTTAGAATGGTAGACCGGGCTACACAGGGAGTCGCTCTAATTATATTATTGACAGCCTTTCTTTTTGTTTCATCGATTGCATCTTATTTAGGTCCCGCCTTAGATACACTCCCTATCCGTATTGCTGCGGGGCTCATAATACTATCAGCCTTGCCTTATGATAAGATGATTGCCCTGGGAGTATTTATGGTCGTTGCTGCCGTCTATATACAGCACCACCAAAATGCTCTAGATGAAATTGCATCTTCAGAGTCAGGAATGCACAACCCAACGATGAAGATGCCGAAGGCGATGGAGGACCTGGAGCACGGAGGACACGCGTCAGAATCACACGACGATATGGATTTCACGTCCAAGCAGGAGGACCAGGATAATGAGTTCCACGCTTCGGGCTCATCTATAGATGAAAAGCACACCTTACAGACAGAGGGGCTTGGGTCAAAGTCACAGAGTCTATTTCCGGATGATGCACATCACGCGGATTCCTTGATGCAGGGCAACCGAAATGGACACCACGATTAAATTCAGAACATCCTATAGATATACATAAAATGAATAATGCATTATTCATTTTATTGGTAGGAGTTATAGTGATTGCTATATCCGCAATACTATTTAAAACATATGAATACTTTGCCTCGTCACCTGTGGCCTGCGCATTTAAGACTCTTGGAACGTATAAGTTATCTACAAATAAATCTGAGGTTCTAAGTTCTAGTTCAAAGGGTCTTATGTACATATCGGATCTAACATCGTGGTCAAAGATTACATATAAAAAGTCAGATGATGAAACATATTCTTATACCGATTTCTCACCACTTGATTTAGCTGGCGTAAATGTAAAATCAATCATAAACAAGGTTATGATTTGTAATAAGGTTCCTGAATTTAGTGGTACTGTAGGTGTCAATACGGAGGCGGCCCTAATTCTCTGTCTTCAGAGCAACACGACCCCTGGGTCAAGAGTCTTCTTTGTCAAGTGTTTCGTTCCAAGAGCAAGTGCCTCTGATAGCAATTCCATTGTTGGAGAAATAGGAGGCAATACGATTGCTACCTATCACGACGATGTGAAGCCTGTCGCGGTTATCCAGGGGGGTCTAGGTGTTCCAAATACAACGGATACGTATACCTTGTCTTATACAATTTGCGCGGCGAGCTCACGCCCTCCAGGGTTTGCGTATTCCGACTGCTGTACCAGCATTCTAGATACTGCGTCAGTTACATCCATCGCAATGGTAGCTGCGGATATAACAAAGGCGGATGGTACCCAGTGTACGGATTCAGTTCCAACGAATACGCCTAATTCTACAGGTTCAAGATATTCAGGTCTAGGGGATTCCACGTGCGCCAGGGGTAAATACAGTGTAGTTACAGGTGGTGTCTGTACAGGTACAATAGATACAGACGCATATTTACTCGCGGTAAGAAACTCAACGCCGACATTTTCAGGTGATAGCTGGCGTTTAGGAGGTAGTAATGATGAGTATGGAGCGTGGTTTAGAAGAACCCACGATGCATCTGGAAACTTAAATACACAGGATGATTCTTGGAAATCATGGCATAATAATGATTACTGGAAATTACGAAATATGGATAATTCTAAGAAATTAACTCCAAGTGATATTGCTAAGCTTAAGGCTCTTTCTGAAAATAAGAAACCAAATGAATTATCTTGGCCTCAAAAATATAATGAGACTAAACCAGATCCAAAGGCTACACTCAAGCCAGGGCTTTCGGAATGCCAGAAATACTACAATTGTAAGAAAAAGGATGACGAATATGACTATGATAGCAATGATTATGAAGGCGAGTGCTAAAGGCCTAAATACAGATTCAGATTAATATAAAGATGCATATTTTCATAGTTTGTTATAATGAAGCTATAATGATACCCCACACGGTGCATCATTATAGATCCAGATTTCCTAGTTCGAAGATTACCATTTACGATAATTACAGCACAGATGCAAGTGTTGACATTGCAAAGTCGCTTGGTTGTGAGGTTTGCCCCTGGAATACGGAGAATCAGATCAATGATTATCTGCTAATTAATTTAAAAAACACAGCCTGGAAATCTGCAGATGACTGGATTATTATCTGCGATATGGATGAATGGCTTTGTATAGATGAGGCCACCCTGAAATCTGAGGAAGAAAGGGGTACAACAATTCTCAAGGTCAAGGGATATAATATGATTGGGAATTCACAAATGGAAACCCTGGAAGATGTAAACCTCCATCAGATTTCAATGGGTATCTTTAATCCATATGAGTGTAAGAATATTTGCTTTGATGCAAGAAAGATAAAAGATATACATTTCAGACTTGGTGCCCACCATTGCTCACCTGATGGTGATATAAAGTACAGTGAGAACGAGTATATCTTGAAACATATGGATGAACTTGGGTTCCCGTACAAGTGCTATAAGAATAAGATTCGCTATGAAAGATCTGAACAAATGCGCAAAGAGTTTGGTATGTGTCAGCACTATGTTGCCGATAATTCGATTCTCAAGGCGACCCTAGATAGACTCCAGGAGGAGTGCTACGATATTTCGAATCTTATCTAAACCTAAATCTGAACCTGTATCAATGCACCATTTGTTGGGCTATGAAATATATAAATATGATCTTTTCTTAGATCCCATTTATATAACTGCTCTAACTTCAGCAAGGTTGTTCCAAGGCTTTCCTGTGTATAGTTTCCAATATGGGTAAATTCATTCCGCGTTGAATTGACTAATTGGGTTGATATAGATTTCATTTGGATTATAAGAAGATTAGATGGAAATCAAATTTTAGATCTTTCGGACCTTATATTTTTTCTTTGGCGCACCATCGAATTTCCTCGCTAAGTCTGTTTTTAAATATGATGGTATATCTGTAAAATTATTATCAGATAGTTTACCAGGAAATGAAGCTCCATTTAGAATCCTAGATGGATCAGAAATAAGAGTCAATACACCTGCTATATTTGAACCATTTTGTGCAAAGTATAGAGTTAGTTGCGAACCACTAGGAAATTCTCCACTAACAATCTTTTGAACAGGTATTGTTATACTGATATCATCTCCCCACATTTCATAACCAGTTGGATTTTCTGCAACACTTTTGACCTTTAAGTTAGCTCCCTTCATATTTGCAGCGTTTCCTAAAGATTCTATATACTTAAATATTTTCATTAAAGCATCCATATCCTTAGGGTTACCTGGTTTTATCCCTGAAATATTGGAAAGTGAGCCATTGAAACTAAATGTTTCACCCTGTTTACCTTCACCATCTATATTTACCCATAATATAGAATTATTGTTTTCTGCTACATAGATAAGTTGAGTTCCATGTCCATCCATTTTAAATACCATTTGAACATCGATTTCACCCTGGATACCATCGCCACTCATTGTATATCCTGTAGGATTCGGTGGTCTACATTTGACTCCACACATCAATCCCTTTCCAAGAGCACACGGATCTTTCTTGAGCATATCAACCCAATATGGATTGTTTTTCTGTAAAAAGACTATTGCTCTATCAAAATCGTAGCACGTCGTCGGAACAACCGATGATCCATCTTCTGGAATACCCGTTGAGATCAAAAGGGCTATGTTATCGCCACCCGTCGGTACGATACTTTTGTGACCTCTTGTTGTCATCGCATCAAGGGCCTTTTGATTGAAACAACTATCCACCTTAGAATACTCTTCGGCTTCCGTGGAATATATCTTGCAACGAGGCTGTGTAATATCCATCGGCTTGGATCCATCATTCGCCGTGCCTGATCTAGAGCATCCTTCATCCTTTCCACCAGCAACTCTCTGAATAGGCCCGTAATAGTTATACATTGAATTAGGGCAGAAGCGTGCGGCACGTTCTTTCCAGTTTTTATTGATCCAATCCGAGCAGGATTGCAGACCACCTGGAGGCTTCGGAGATAAACTGCAAATCGTAGAGCCATTGCACTGCTTATTCACAATGTCGCCTTCGCAGCAATTTGTATCCCCCTTGGGTGTAATATATTGATTCGCCCCTGGAGGGCAACTTGTCATAATGATATCCGTGGTGAAGCCTTCGGTATCAGATAAAATTCCTGATACAAAGTGATTTCCCTTTAAAACATAGGTGATCATTATTGCACTTATACCTACACATATAAGCCATATGATAAGAGATATGGCCATCTACCTAATCGTGAAGTATAAATTTCATTTACTTTGAATCTACGACCTTTGCAAACATAACTCCCAATAAGATTAAACTAACCAACATCACCACGAAAATTGCTAATTGTGTTAAGCCATTGTGAAAATCCTTGCGAACAAAGAAAAGTTGTGCGATATATCCTAAATCTAAAACAAGGAAAATCGTTGCAATCACCGTAATAATAATAAAGAGGATGTGCTGAATATCACCTGGCATCAGACCGGGATTATTTATACCATCTGCATTCATTAAGGACAGATCACCTCCTGCGGAATCGAAAGCCT